ACGCGGTAACGGTAAAGGTCTGCCACTTACCATCATTCCGCCTGAATACATCGTAGAAATACCCGGAGCTACCACCAGGACTGCTCATTAGCAACGTCCGCGTAGGCTGGCACCGCTCCATCGATTGGAAGATCCCGTCCGGCACCGCCTTCGCCTCGTCCACTATGTACATCAAATCCCCACTCGGACCCTGCACATGCCAGCCCTCAGCCTTCTCTGGGTTGCTGGCTGAGAACCCGATACACCGGCTCACCAATTGTTGGCCATCAACTACCTTCGGATATACATAGCGGATCTCGCCATCCTTGATCGAGAAACCATTCTCCTCCCCTCCCAACCCATTGATCATCTTCCGCAAGTGCGGCCACAGAGCATCCGCCACCTGACGGTACACACCAGCCGTACACACCACCAAGCTCCCCGGCCAGCGGAGCATGTGCCAGATGACCGCGCTCGCCGCGACCATGCTCGTCTTGCCAGAACCATTCGCAGCTTTCAGAGCCACCTTCGAGTGCTTCTCGTTCAAGGCTCCCAATACCTTCTCCTGCCACGCATAGGTATCGCGTAGGCCAAGCATCATCTTAGGGAAGTTCTGCAACTGCTGAGCCTCCTCCAATAGCTTCCGCTGCTTCCAAGCAGGGATATGCGAACCCATTCCGAGTGAAGGGGATTTCTTCTTCTTAATTTGCTTGACTGCCATAAAATTGATGTGGGTTAGGGGGAGGGGGTATAAGGTGACATCCACCCCCTCCTGGTGGTCCCCCACCCCCCGTCGTGTCCTTATTGATATACGCTATTGTATTACTTCCCACCCCCGAACGCACCAAGCAGTGAGCCGCTAATTGATAATTCCTTTCCACCTTTCCCAGTATGTTCTAGTGAAGCGCGGGCTACATATCCACGGGTACGCTCGAGCATCCATCCGGCAGCTTGCCAATTCTGTTCTCCACTCATTATCTTACGTTGAAGAAGCAATTCACCCTCAGCCCTAGCTTGGTCTAGTTCCTTCCTGAATACAGGATTGGCGTTGATCCATCGCGCCCATTGCGTCTCGCTTGAGGAGAAACCACAAAGCATGGCGATGCGTTCCAACGGCATTCCGTAACGTGCGGCTTCCAATGCCTTGTTTTTTGTATCGGATGACAGGACCATTTTAGTCCCCTTCTCCGGTTTAGCCCGGAGCCTTACCTTCTCCACCCTTTCCACAACCAGGTTCTCGCCTTTCCCTTTCGACTTCATCCCTGCGCGATAGTCTCCCTTTCGATTTCTTGCTTTAAATAGTTGACTCCCGTCGTGAACCATCGCATTCTCCCCCCGCGCTCCGATTGTCGGAGCCTTTCAAACATGAAGAAATCATCCAAACTCCGCGCATTTCTCGCATTTCTCGCATTGAATGCTCTTTTGCTCCCGATCATCTGGCTACTCGCCGAAGCTTTGATTGGGGGTGTAAATTGAACCTCACCAAGAACGTCCTCGGGAAGACTCATGTTTCCCGTTCCTATCCGTGGGGACTTCATCCGCGCAATGGTCACCGCCTGCTTTGTGCTGACGGTGTAATCCGCGCCGCCGAAATGGCCGAAACTGCCGACACCTATTTCTCGGTTCCCGCATCCATCCGAATCAGCGGAAAGAGGATCACCGGTTACGCATCTTGTGAGCGTGATTCTAAGTGGGAGCATGAAGTCTGGGTTTTCCGCCACCATACAAATCAGGCCGCGCCGTTGCCCGCTTGGCCGTCCTCCTTTGAACCTGAGTTCAACGTGTTGATATCGAAGGCAGTGGCCTGATTCCCCGTCCGGTGCCGTGGCGCAAGTCGCGGCATCTGGCGGGCAATCGCTGCCCGATTCAAACATCATGAAACAAACCATTACAGAATATCAATTCATCGATTCCTTCCGCCATGCTGGACGCGAATCCCAGTTCACCGTCCCCGCCCGCCGCGCTCTTTTCGAGTACCTTGAAGAGTTCGAGGATTCAACCGGCACCGAGTTAGAGTTAGATCCCGTCGGGATTTGCTGTGAGTGGGTCGAATACCCTTCCGCGCTTGCGGCTGCTAAGGAGTACGGTTTCGAGGAAGTATGCGGGGATGACACGGACTGCGAGCCTGAGGCTCTGGAGTGGCTCCGCGAACACACGCAAGTCGTGGAATTCACCGGCGGAGTGGTCATCCAGTCCCTTTGATCCCATGAAGCCACTACTTCGAGTCCTAGGTTATCTCGCCCTTTGCCTATTGTTCACCTTCCTATTGATCCTGTCAGCCCTAGCGGGCAATTGACATAGGAACCCACCACAAGCCCCAAGGAATCCCCTTGGGGCTTTTCGTTTGCCCGTTTGCCCGTCCGCTTTCCCGTTCCTAGTTGGCCATTCTCCTTCCTTCCTAGTCCCCCTCCTTCTCCAGGTTATTTACATAGAACTCCAGGGTACGACATCCAATGTCCCACCCCGTTACATCCCCCTCGATCATCCCGAAATCTGTTTCGGGATCATCCCCGAGATCCCCGAGTACATGGTGCGGTATTCCGAAATCTCCATACCCCATACGGAATTCGGAATTCGGGAATCAGGATTCGGAAACCGGGGTACAGGAAATATTCATGGTGCGGTTGAGTGGGCCACTGCCATCCATCTTGGTCGCATGAACTCGATGAGATCCTTGTTGTTCGGATACTCCGACTTAGCTTGATCAAACGCTTGCTCAAATAGCTTCGTGAACTCCTCCTTGAACTGCCATGAAGCGCGATCTACAGCCACATTCCTCTCGGCTTGTTTACAAATAACGTATGATCTAAGCTTTCCTTTTATACTATCAAGCTCCCACTCTTGCCATGTTTCCATATGCAATAGCTTCGAGTAACGCCTTCTGATACGCTTATTAACATACTCGCATCGGTCATGTATTGTTTCAAAGAACAAGTCCGACAGCATGACGTTGCACTCATGGCATGAAGGTGTGGTCATTCCAACTGAAGCGCATGTTTTACCATCCCTCTTCTCCACAGACAGCATCGAGAACGGAATAACGTGGTCTCTGTCGGTGGGTTGAGTTCCGCAGTAGAAACAGCTCGACCAGCTTCCAAATCGGAAGTGGTTTGGCACCCATGACTCCAATTTTGCCAGCAATTCCTTGCTCGGCTCGACCGTTTTCAGATTTGAGAACTTCATCACGAGCATTTGAAGCTCCGAACCTGGATTTGCAAGCGGCAAAACGCTATCTTGAAGCCTCTGCCTTTCTGGCGTTCAAAACCCGCTTCGTGAACGCGCATTCATTTCAACCCTTCCGACGCGCTGGCGGGCCATTTCTGCTCCAGCAATCGCTATCCTCCATCCACCACCAACCTGATACTTCGCAATCAGTGGGGGTCCTGAAAAACCGCAGCCGCAGCGTGGGGGCCGTCAGAGCCCCCGAAAAGCGTTGCGGCGTAAGCGGTTTTTAACTCCCTAGAAGAGGGAGTGACAAGACTCCCTCTAGGGAGGTAGTAGTGGCCATGGGAACTTCTGGGGATGCTTGGGTTAATTTATTGCGAGTTATCTTGACATGATTCCGAGTGGAATCTACCGTGTTTCCACCATGAGTTATCTCGACAATGGTTCCACGCTTCGGTCGATGTTCCGACTGACGCCCCCGCAACGCCACGACATCGATCCCACTCGATCGGAAATTATCACCTACATAAAGGACAACCTTCATTGTGATATTGGCCGTGCAATACGCGCATTCAACTCGATGCGAAACAAGAAGTCCCAGGTACTTGTATATGACATGATTCATAGGCAATGGCGTGGGTGCGACTGGGTGCCTCCGGAGGATGGCGACCAGATCACGTTTCTGACTCGCACGATCAACGAGATGAAGCGTGAGTTGTTCGCGCTGAAGTCTGAGGTCCGTAAGCATGGCCGAGTGATTGGCCAACTGGAGCGTAAGCGATCGCGCAAGCGCGAGGAGGAGGAAGAGGAGTCCATGGAATCCGATCCCGATCCCGATCCCCAACAGCAACAAGCCGCTCCCCCCGAAGAGAAAGCGGCTGATGGAGAGGACTGGTTCAAGGCTATGCGCGCCGCCCTCGCTGAGGGCGATACGGCTTCTTCTCCTTCAGTTCCGCCCCAGTGAACGCGAGGGTGTTGCATTCCTCCCACTGAATGCCGGTGGCTGAGTGTTGAAGATTCAGAATGGGTGATGGGAGTCCGATCCTCCCTCCCCGCTTGCAGAAGGCTAACTGGAACCTTCTAGGCTTGGACTGGCCTACTTCATGGAGAACCGCTATCTCCCGCGCCCAGTTGGCAAGCTCGGACGATCCGAATCCTGAGTGGGCCAGCTCCATAGTGGTGAGCGGCTCTCCGCCTTCCTTACGCTGAGGCTTGGAGACATGGTGCATCCAGACCCATGCGACCTTGGTCTCATGGAGGATGGGTTGGAGCTTGTTACGGAGGAACACGCTGACCTCGGACTGATCGCTCAGGTCTCCACCGAAGTAGGAGAACAGGGGGTCTGCGACGATGAGATCCAGCTTGGACTTGTGAATGAATCGGCGGGCGTAGGCCAAGAACGCTTCACCGGTTCGTATGGTCTCGGTGCGGAACTCTAGGTTCTTCTGGAGCTGGTTCATCTGATCGAGGTTGAACCGTCTATGGATCACCCCTCGGAACGCTTCTGCGAGATCGCCACGATCGTTCTCTGCCTGGACGACTCCGATCTTCAGTGGCTTCACCGGCTTGATGCCGAAGAAGTCGAGACCGAGGGACCACCGGACGATGATCTGCATCATCAGTGATGACTTCCCGATGCCGGTTCCACCGCTGATGATCATGGAGGAGCCGCGAGTGATCCATCGATTGCCGATGAGGTTGTCTGGATCTTTCTCAGGATCAAAGTCCATGAGGTCTTTGACCGTGACGATGGTGGACTGGTCCTCATCGGTCTCGCGGGCGGTGAGCCAATCCTCCCACGAGTTTGCGCCCAAGTTAGTGGCCAACAACTTCTGCTGTGATTCGCCCCTCCATGCGCCGGGGAGCCGGGAGAACCTTGATGGGTTCTTGTTCTTGGGATCGATTCCGGGGATGGCGGAGTAGATGAGGTCGCGGCGGGCATCCCACTCTTTGCGGGAGGGAGCATCCACCCGGACCCAGCCGTGGATACTCTTGCCCCCGGAGTCGATGAGAACGCTGATGGGTAGACCTGAGTCGCGGAGGAGCTTCTCCTGCTCGGGCTTGGGCTTGTCATCGAACTCGACGAGGACATGGCGGTATGCGCTGACATCGTTGTCGGAGCCGCTGTAGAGGTTGGGCTTGAACGGGTTGATGCGGACGTAGACTCCTTCGGCGCGGTCGGGGCGGAACAGAATGGAGTCGGGGCTATCGAATCGCTTGATCCAATCCTCGACCGGCAGGAACGATCCTGAGGTTAGTGGCCTACCCTCCTCGACCTGTTCGCAGATGCATACCACTTCGGTGGCAGCGAATGCGGATGAGAGGAACTTCTGGAACTCGGAAGCACCAGGTACGGAGGTTGGAGTAGGTCGCTTGAAGGTCACACGCGAGAGGTCCATGCCCATGCCCATGCCCACGGTACTCTGAATTAAGTGGCCCGCTGGTTTATCGTGGGTGCGGGATGAGGCTTCTCGGAGTTTGTAGGCCAGATCCTTGTCTGACCACGGAGGCTGGCAGGATAGGTTCCATTCTGCGAGCAGGGTCATTGCGTCCCCGTAGCCTAGCTGGAAGCCGTGTACGAGGCCCACGGCGGCGGTGTAGGTGGTGTTGTGTCCACCGGACCCGGAGATTGCTGGCGGTACCTTGGCAAGCCAAAGAGCCGCTCGTTCGAGCGTTGTCATGTCGTTGATTCGTTGCTGGTTTCGGACTGCGGATCTACTTCTTCTTTCGGAGTGTTCCGGCCTTGTCCATTGCCTTGAACATCTCCACTTCCATCATGCGCTTGATGGCTGCGGTCTTGGTGGGATAGGTGCCCATGTTCTTCTTATGGGTCTTGGATTCGACTTTGTAACCGGCCTTAGTTTTCTTGATCATAGGGTTTGAATTTGGCGTGGAACTCGACGCTGAGTCGGACGTAGATGTTGTCACCTCGGCTGTAGACGACAACCGGTTGTTTGATTTCTGCGAGGCGTAGCTGGGCTTCACCGATGAGTTCGACGATCACTCTAGGATTTGATCGATTGACGAACCTTCGGGATTCTTGATTTCCATTTTCCATTTGCGTTGTTCCTTGAGCGGGTAAGCGATCCATCCGTTGGCGACTCCCCACGAGATGATACTTGCTGCTTCCTCCATGAGGCGGCGGTTCTCCTCCGTGAGTATGGTTCGTTCTTCCTCGGTGATCTTCGATGGCTTCTTGTTGTTCTCCAATCGAGCCTCGTACCAAGGCTGTTCATGGCGCGGTGTTTTCATGGTGATGAGATCTTGGCCAACATGCAGTTGCAATATGAACCCTTGGTCTTTGCATTACACTTGGGATGATGCACGGGGTTTGAAATGATGTGTGCTGTTAGATCCTTCGTGAGTTTTACCAGCTCCAGGATGCGTGCTGATGCTTCCGCGCAGACTGCGTTTGCGGCCCCATCGGGCGAGCAGATTTCGGATGAGAGGATGTTGAGTGCGTTGACTAGATCGTGTGTTGAGGACTTGTGCATGGTTACTTTTGTTTGTGGATGATGATGCCGTTTCCCTTGGCATCGGTGAGTTCCACTGACCGAACGTCTTCGAGGCGGGCCAGTGTCTTGATCATCTCGATGGGGTCATGGGCTTGTGCCACGCAGGTGAGGTGGATGTCTCCATCACCGTGGATGACCTTGAGGTTGTCTTTGGTTCGATCCCTTAAAACGCGGATGGTCCGCCCCTCGGAGAGACGGACCACCTTGATCGATTCCACTAATGGAAACGAATGCCTGCTCATATCAGCTTGTTGCAGTGCGGACAGGTTTTGATTTTGCGGAATTCGATAGGAGGAATCCCGGCCCACGCGCATAGATCGTGGTATGATCGCAGGCCGAAGTTCTTGTATTTGAACGGTCGGATGTCCCCGGACTTGATCATGGTGATGAGTGTCACGGGATTGTTGACCTTGAGCTGATCCATCAGCTTGGTGTTGCGAACGCTGAGACCGTAGGTCCACAGGTCCTTGGATGCTTCGAGCTTCTTGTGGGCCGTCATCACCTGATGGACGCGCTGCTTGGACATCTTGAGGGTATCTCCGATGACTTGGTAGGTGAGACCTTGCTTACGGAGTTCTGTGACCTTCTCGATTGATTCTGTGAGTTTCACTCTGGGTGTACGTTTCTTCTTTGTGGGTGCTGGGATTACCGGAGCGGGAGTTGGGTTGCTCGGTATCGTTTGCTCGCTTTGTGGCACTGCATGCACAGGCCGGTTTGAACTGTGCAGCCGCAGCCCAAGCAATCGGCTAACTCGTGACATAACTGTTTCCATCGTTGTAGTTCCTCTATCGTTTCTTTGTTTTGGTTTTGGTTTGGCTGTTCTTGCGGATGTACCATACGCATGAGATTGAGATCTTATATTTGTTGGCCAACTCACGAAGCGTGTAGCTGTGATGCTCCTTGAGGATGGCGGTCTTGATCTCGTCGGGGATCGCCAGCCACCGTCTCTCGATCCGAGGGTTCGGGTCTTTGAACGGCTTGACTGCTCCGACCATCCGCTCCATTGCTTCCTTGGTCAATCCGAATCTTGCTAGTGTACTCATTTTTCAGTTGGTTGATTTCACGCTCCAGGTTTCGAGCGAAGTCAGGCCAGAGCGCGAGGCGATCCTTGAGCCAGAATTCGACGTAGGCATCGGTGCGTGGGGTATCGCTCATGGTTTCTCGCTTAGTTCTTTGATGATCTTGGTCCTATCTCGGCCCTTCGCGTTGACGATAAGTTGCAGGATGCAGATTGGGTCCACGGTGCAAACGTGATTCCATTCTCCCCTACGCTTTTGGGCAGAGAGTTCAAACTTCCGTGCGTCTTCTGCACAAAGCACCATAACATCTCCGTTTGTCTTGTTCTTGTAGATGAAGCAGATGGAGAAGTTGTCGGGTAGTGTTTTCATTCTGCCTCCTTCACCTTTCCGGTGTCTCGATCAACAACGCCCAGTGCGATGGCGTTGAACAACACGGTGTAGCCGCAGTTATTGCACTGGACTGGTATGAATGGAGTGATGGCAGCACCGGGGCAGTGATTGCCTTCGTTAAACTCTCGGACCTCAACGATTGATCCAATGCCCCAAGCGGTGGTAGGGTTGCAGATCGGGCATTCGCGCTTCCCCTTCCAAACAGTGTTAACACTGTCCCTGATGAACTTTTGCTGGGATTCGTTGAGTTTCACAGCTTGTCCTTCGCAGTAAATCCAATCCCAGCTTTTGCCCATATTGAGCTGTCTGATTGCAGCGGCTCTTTCGAAACCTTCCTCCTCTCCTCCTCCAGAATCGCCAGCATACCGCTCGCGACACTAGCGTCTGATCCGTCTTCAAAGAACGCGATTGATGCGCGTCTGATGCGGTCCTCCAGTTGTTTGATTCGATCCTCCCTCTTGCGGACTTCGAGAGCGATTGCGCGGAGTTCTTTTCCTTCCCAAGAAGGTTTATCGCACCCTTCTTCAATGAAGTTCAGTATTCGTTGTTCAACGCTCACAGCTTGTCCTCCTTGGCTTTGTCCCATACTTCATCAGCAGACTCTAAATCACCCTTTGCTGCGTAACCGAGTGCAAGACTACCCGCCTCCTCTAGCCGCTTGATGCGGTCTTTGAGTTGAGTTATCAACGCGGCAGTCTCGGCGGAATACGACTGCGGCTGTGGTGGTTGATACTTCACAGCTTGTCCTCCTTGGCTTCTCGCCAATTAAACGCTGTTACCTCACATTGATCTGACGTGTACCAGTCTTTCCGAGTGTTGTTTAGGATTGAAGCCATCGCATCCCCCGCCTCCTCCAGCCGCTTGATGCGCTCATTAGCCGCGTTGAGTTCGCGTTCGAGCTTCATGCCTTCAGCCAGAATCCCAGCGTCTACAATGCCGCGAGCGTGTCCTGCTACAGATTCCATTCTCGGTGTATCGCTCACGGCTTGGCCTCCTTGGCTTCAAGTGCTTCTGACGATTTGTCGATTGCGTACCAGCAAGCGTCTACCATTGCTCGCTGGTTGTTGTCGCGGTTCCAGTATTCTCGAATCGACTCAAGAGCCTCCTCCAACCGCTTGATGCGCTCATTTAACCGCAGGTTTTCCTCATCCAACAATTGCTGCTGCCGGATGATTGCGTTGGCCGCGTTAAGTTCGCGTTCGAGTTGGCGAGCGTGGTTCACCCAGATTTCATTATCTGTTTTGGCGTACTCCTCGCGTATTCGAAGGTATTTATTAACCTCATCCGTCCTCGGCGTATCGACCATTTTGTTGGCGCCACCAAGATCGTTCATTTCGCCTCCCTCTCTCGGAGCATTGCGTCGGCGATTGCGTAGGAAGATTTTACCCAAATCTTGAATAGTTCTTGAGCTGGTGCTTCTCCCCATACCCTCCCCATCAATCCCTGCAACGCCGCCGCCGCGAAGTAGTCGCGCATTGAAATACCATGGTAATTGATTGCTGGAGTAATTCCGTCCCATTGCGTTGTATGTGGAAACTC